CGAAACCGACCATAAAAATTTATACTGAAGGTCTGAATCTGGAGCCAATTGATGTCGATGCACTCTGGAAAGAAAATGAACGTTTGATGCTCGGCCTTGAAAAGACATCCATGGATTTCATTAGAAAGACTCATGATAAATACGAAAAGCAAGGAATGGCATTCGCTGTTGCGTTTAGTGGAGGAAAGGATTCCTTGGTGCTCCTCGACCTTGTCAGTCGTACACTATCCCCGGATGAATTCTCGGTGGTGTTTAGCAATACGGGAATGGAGCTATCCACGACCATTCAGTCTGTGGAAAAGGCAAAGAAGCACTGGTCATCGCTTAAATTCTATGAGGCAAAAAGCCATCTGAAGCCCACAGATAGCTGGAAGGAGTTTGGCCCGCCGGGAAGAAGAATGCGATGGTGCTGTGCAGTACATAAATCAGTTCCCACTATTCTGCTACTTCGTGAATTAACAGGAAATTACGCAATTAAAGCTGTGGTTTTCGATGGTGTAAGGGCAGAAGAAAGTGCGCAACGTGCAAGCTATGATGAGATTGGTTTCGGGGAAAAGAATATCAACCAAATCAACTGCCATCCAATCTTGAAATGGAATTCAGCGGAATTATTTATTTACCTTCTAAAGAACAAAATCCTGTTTAATCAGGCATACCGCGATGGCTTGTTTAGGGTTGGCTGTGCGGTTTGCCCGATGTCTTCGGCATGGTGGGATGGCATTGCTAATGACATTTATAAGGAAGAACTGAAGCCACTGCTTTCAAAAGTTGAAACGATGGCGATGATAGCTAAGCCGGAGTCTGAGGTTAAAAAGTATGTCGAACAAGGTGGCTGGAAAGCGCGAATGGGAGGGAACATATTGCCCAACGGTGGAAAGCGGGTTATCGAATCCACCTCAGATGATGATTCAATCTCCTTCGCTTTCACTGAAATGCATCAGGAATGGTTATCTGTCGCCCCGCTGCTTGGGCCAATAGTGTCATTTGGAAATGGACGCGGCACTCAAATTATAGGCCATCAAGAGTTTAGACTTAGAATTAAGACTGAACCGACAGTTACAGTCAGCTATTACCCGTATTCTAGGATGGATAGGTTCGTTATTAGCCACCTGAGAGCTGTAGCAAACAAAGTGGCATATTGTATTGGATGTAAGGCATGCTGTGTTCAGTGCCCTACAGGAGCCTTTACTATCAACGACGACGGGAAGATTTATATTCGTAGCGAACAATGTGTTCACTGCTATAACTGCTTAACTTTTACAAATAGAGGATGCTTGGTGGCTAAATCATTAGCGTCGACAGGAGGAACCGATATGGAACTTAAAGGCATGGATAGATATAAGCACTTCGGGCTTAGAAGGCCGTGGCTTGAAAACTTCTTTCAGTTCGGTATGGATTACTTTACCATGCAGCGCATTGGCAGCAAACAATACGAAGGCTTAGGCGCATGGCTGTATGAAGCAAATCTTGTTACTGCGAAGAAGTCTGGTGTCACGACACCACTTTTTGAAAAACTCCAGCCATTAGGAGCCGGAAATCCATTAACATGGGCTATTATATGGACAAACCTTGCCTATAATTCCATTATCTCCAAATGGTATATGCTCTATGCACCCTCTGGAGAAATCTACGAGAAGAATGATTTGATTTTCCTTCTTGGAGATGATTATTCAAAGTCCACCCGTGACAACGCGGTAACCGCTCTACTTGAAACCTTCCGGCATAGTCCCATCGGCACGGTTTTGAAGCAGGGCATCCCGATTCCAAGTGGAAACAGCTATAAGTTTTCAAAGCAGGGATGGAACACGCCGGATGCGGTTGCTATTCTCTATGCGTTGTATATGTGGGCAGAAGCAACGGGCAGATATACCTTTACGCTTGGTCAGATGGCTGCAGCGAGAGGAAACGCCGAGGCAAAAGGCGTAGACCCCGTGTCCATCTTCGGCATCAATCCCGGCCGATTCAAGGACATCCTGCAAGATATTTCCCTTCAGTTCGACAAGTACATCCGCACGACCTTTGTCGCGGATTTGGACAATGTCCAGCTTTTCCCTGAATACAAGTCTCTTGATATTCTGGATTTAATCGCAAAGTAAGGAGGAGGAATCATGGCTAAGTATAATACCTTCATTGAGCTGAGCCCACACTACGAATCGGTGGTGGATATTGATTCTGAATCCCGTCATCCTGATATGTGGCAGGAGTACATTGTCCATGAAGATATGAAGGGAGCCATTGAGAAAATCTGTGACTCAATGAAATATGAAGACGAGGACAAGCGTCGTTCTTTCTGGATTCATGGTGCATACGGCACCGGCAAGAGCTATGCTGCTATCGTTCTCAAGCACCTGTTTGAGGATAAAGTCGATTCTATCCGAAAGTTCCTCTCGAACCAGATGCTGATTCAGTACAGAGAGAGATTCCTTTCCATTCGGGAAAAGGGAGAGTTCCTTGTTATCTGGAAGAGTCAGGCTACCGACATTAAGAGCGGCATCCAGCTCATGATGACAATGGAGGATGCCATCCGAGAAAAACTCAAGGAGAAATTTGGCGCATCCGCTTACTACGGGAAAAAGTCTCTGGTTGCTGCTGCACAGGACGCTGTCAACGATTCCTCCATCAATTGGGACGAGCTTTTCACGAACCAGACGTATGCTCTGTATGAAGAATATGGCTCTGTCGATGACTTCCGTGAGGAAGTGAACGCAGGAAACCTGAAAGCAGCAAATGTTATCGCCCGTATCTATCGAGATAAGGGCTGGGGCTTCTTCACCTCCCTTCAGATGTTTAAAGATTGGGTCGCCGATGTCATCGAAGGGAACAATCTGCAGGATACCGGTATCGTCTTTATCTGGGACGAATTCACCTCATATCTCCGCAATAATCCGACCGATGATGTCCTTCAGCCCCTCTCGGAGTTTTGCAAGGAGCAGCCCTTCTTCATGTTCCTGATTGTCCACAGAGCACCTAGCTGGGTTAGTCAGATTGGCGAAGAAGTCTACGAGCAGATTGTCCACCGCTATCATTCTCTTGACTTTCACGTGAGCGAAAGCGCGGCCTATGAATTGATTGGCAGCTCCATCCTTACCCGTGCAGGAATGGATGAGCAGTGGAATGCGGAAAAAGATAAGCTGATGAAGTCCATCAGCAAAAACATCGCCGACTTCGATAACCTCGACATGAGCAGCAAGAAGGAACGCCTCCGTCAGCTCTGCCCTCTGCATCCGATGACGCTTTCGCTCCTTGCAATTGTTGCCCAGAACTTCGGAGCTTCCCAGCGTACACTCTTCCGCTTTATGAAGGATACGAAAGAGTCCGAAGAGAATGTCGGCTTTATCTATTACATCAATAATTATGGCCCGGATGACTGGCGGTGGTTGACCCCGGATTTCCTGTGGGATTATTTCTTTACCAGAGAGAGCGACGTTCGTAGTTTTTCAGCAGAGGCCAAAAGCGCATATCAGCATTTTATGGCGAAGCGTGAATACATCGCAGACGATTATCACATGCATGTGTTCAAAGCGGCCATGCTGCTGATTGCGGTCATGTCCTCTGGAACTGTCAGCAATCTTTATAGTCAGGCCACACAGCGCAAGGTTTCTGCTACCAGAAGCACTTTGTATAAATGCTTTGCTGGTCAGCTGACCAAGGAAGATGTGGAGATGTACCTCTCCGACCTTGAGCAGATAGGTGTGCTCCGCCTTGATGCCATGACAAACGGAGATATGCGCCTACAGATTCCATACACTGGAAACGCAGACGTATTCGATGTTCGCAAAGAGATGCTCGTCAAGAAGTATACCCGCTACGAATTATTTAAGAAAAACGGGTATTTTGCAAAGTCCATGGAAGCAAAAATCTGGGACAAGACAAGCGCATCTTATGGCAGAATGTTTATCGCGGCCTGCGATTCCGGAACGACGTCAATGAATGCTCGTTTTGGAGAGGTTCAAACGGAACTGAAAAAGTGCCCGTATAAGTTTGGAATTCTTGTCATAGCGATTTCCGAATCCAGTCAGTTTGCGGCAATGCAAGAAAAAGTAAAGACTCTCGCCGCTCAGGACGAAACAGGGCGCATGGCTATTTACCTTCTGAAGTCTCCGCTGACCGAAGACCATCTGGATAGATGGTATAATGCTATGACACATTCTGAGCTTGCTGGCGAGGAAGGTAAAAGCGGCGATTCAGAACGGTATTCGGATGAGGCAAGCAGCATTATCGAGGAGTGGTCTGCGCCTGCAATGGATGACCAGCTTATGGTCGTTTGCGGAGATAAGGTTTATCCGTCTGAATATGGCACCTCTTACTTTGCCACAAAACTGGAGAAGGATATAATCTTCGGTTCCATTTTCACTGCAGCTCCTGAACTTATCGTTTCGACGAATACTGCCTTTAAGAAGATTCAGCAGAGCACTGCATTGGCTGGTGTGCAAAAAACATCTCCTAATACTCAGGTCGGCAATATTGTAAATGGTCTGAAGCAGGCTGGTGTGTGGGATGTTGAGGGCCTTGAAGCACTCGCGCAAAGCAAAGGAAACGATGGCGCAGTTGCAGTTGCCAAGATTGCGAGCTTTATCTTACAGCGTTTCTCTCAAGGGACGCAGATTAAATTGGATGCTCTTTGGCAGGAACTCCAGGACGCGCCTTATGGCTACTATAATTGCATGGCCTGCGGATACATCCTTGGTTTCTTGCTGCGTTACTATGTCAACAGTGAGTTTAGCTGGAACAAAGGAGATAATAATCCGTGGCCGCTGACTGACCAAACACTAGCCACGATGATTACCAGCCTCTGCAAAGAGGAAGTTATCAACAATTATCTTTCCCCCGGCTCTGAAGTATGGCAGAAATTCAAGCCCTATGTGCAGAAGGTCTTTCAGCTTCAGGACAGCGAAGCGGTAAATGAAACCGAAGCTCGGAAGTACATGTCCAAGCAGTGTACAGAGAAGGCTGGCGCTCCATTCTGGGTTCTGAAATACGCTCCAGAAGAGAAATTTGGTGGCGCAGCTGCAAAGCAAACGGCAGATGAGATAATAGACCTGTTCTGCGATTTCCTGTCTGAGAACGGTGACCAAGAGCAGGTAATGGGAAACATCACCGTAAAGTTCACCGGCCACGGGCCTGTTCGGAAAGCGCTTGCAAGCCTTTACTTTGACCAGAATACAGTTTATGACGCGTTCAGCTCGTTCATTTCTCAGAAATGCAACGAACTTCAGGAACTGCAAAAGGCCATTGGCCTTACAAGTCATGACTTGTTTGACGCTATTCATCAAATGATGCAGGGGCAGGTCTCTACTTGGACGGAGGCCCAGGTAGAGGAAAAACTTTCCGAGCTTTGCATTGAGTACAGGGTTGTTGCAATCTTGAACGATGCACTGACCGTTAAGCGAAAGAGCATCAAGCTTCTCAGCGACGATATTGCAAACATGTTTGACCACATGAAAGTTCCAGGAACCGTTATTGAGAAACTCGGCTTCAGTTGGACACCTGCGCTGCAGGCGATGAGGGTTATTTCTACTACGCAGTGGTCGAAAATTGAACTTGCAGACAGAGAAAGCTATGCAGAGCTTTTGAAATCAGATGCGCAGAAAGTGTGGGGCTTTGTTTCGTCTTCGAAACCGCTTCTGCAACGGTATATGGAATCTCATGGACACAACTGCACTGACGAGGAGCTTGACGGCATCTACAAATCTCTAAAAACTGTAAACTATAATTCTCCGGCTGCAGATTTTGATGCCCGAATCGACGCGCAGCTCAACAAGGTTGCCTATAACAGAAACAAAGTCCGCATTCAGGAACTTTGGAAAGAGCAGAGCGGCTTTGACTCCATCACCCTTTGGTGCGCAAACTATGCCGTACCAATCCAGTGGGTTGTCAGCGATGAAGTCCTTCCTCACATTATAGTGCTAAAGACTGTGCAGGACGGGAAAATTGCGGACAATACTGCTCTCCATAATGCTACGCAGTTTTTTGAGACACACACCGTCAGCGCTCTGAAGGACAAAGCATATATCGCCAGTTGCTTTATCTCCCAGATTGGCGAAAGCTATCGTAGCGCTTTTGAATCATCTGGGCCGGTTTTGGTTTCTCGACTGAAAACTAACACGAAATTGACCTCTGATGTTTATTCCTGGGCCAACAAAGTGGGAGAAATCCGAAAGACGGTTGATGCTTTCCTACGTGATAAATTCTGTGGAGAAGCAAAGAAGAAAGTGAAGTCAATGCCGGAGGCACAGCTGCGTGACAAGGTCGTACAGCTCCTCGACGAGAATCCCGACCTTTATACGCTGTTTATTAAGTGAGGAGGCTAAATCGTGACAATTGCTGAAATCAAGGAAAAGCTCAGCCAGGAACGTGGCTTCGGTTCCCGGTACCCTGCACGGATTATTTTCGTCGAGAACCTTGACGACTATTCTGCGCTTGAGCATCAGCTGAAGGGTATCTGCGATGTCACGATAAATGTGGCCGATTTTTGCCGTGCGCCAGATACTGTCCCTCAATTTGACCAGATTAAGAACAAGTTGAAGGAATGCGAGGGACAGCAGGTTTTGCTACTCTCTGTTGGTGAATACCTACGTTTGTGCACGAAACGTGAATTAAATCCTGACCGTCGCCAGTTCAGAGCATTTTGGGAAACGCAGCAACCGGAAGCGTCCAAGACCAGAGTTATCATTCCCGTTTTCAATTGTAGAGATATCTTTGACCGGATTATCGGAGCAATTGATGAGCGCCAAGAAGATTATGTCTGGACGCTCGATTCTGCGCCATCGGTTGAAAACTATACTGTATCTGTATATTCCCCCAAATTCAAGGATGCCATTAATCCGGATGCAGATAATTTGACCTCATGGTTCCGGGACTGGCAGATAATTCTTAGAAGAAATGTGCCCTGTTCAGTCGTGACCATGCAGTATGGGAATGTCGAAACAGCCTATGGTACAGTCAATATTAAGCCCATTGATAGCCCATTCAGATATCTTGTGGACATTTTGGTGGACGGCAATCTACTAGTTGAAAAATGGCAAAGCAATGACTTCTGGAGCCGCGTTGTTAATTGTACCTCACATTATGCGGCAAAGACGGCATCGTTTGATAAAGTCGTACTCGATGCATTGAATGTCAATGAGTTTGACTTTGTTTCTGTTGCAGCAAGATGGGAAACTCTGAACGATTTTCAGAAGAATCTTGTTTGGCTCTGGTACAGGGTATATCCGACCGATGAGTACTATAGTTATGCTTGCAAAAAGGCATCATGTGCTTCTGAAATTCCGGAGAAGATTCGGGATGAGATTTTACTCATTTCAAACAGGAGCGACCGCTGGATTGAGGAGCGGATGGCTGCTGTTCGAGCTTTATCTTTTCATTCCTTTGATGACTCGTATTTTGCGCTCATGGATAAGCTGCCGTTGGACGAGACAAAACTGAAGCTCCTTACTTATCAGACTCACGAAGAAAAGACATATGCTGTCAAGGTTATCAGTAATATGCTTCGTGGTGGTGCTGAACCGAGCGCGATAGCTACAACCTTGTTAGAGCGTGATTATCCATCTTTGGCATCTTACATGAAGGACGAAATGGGCTGTGATGACGTCATAGATGAGTATATGGCATGGTATCGTAAGAACAAAATCATCAATCGATATCCGGGCGACTATCCAGTCCAAATGACTTTTGACCGATTTGATGCTCGGTACAAGCTCATGCATAAGCTGCAGGGGCAAGACTGTGTGTCATTTTGGATTGACGGATTTGGAAGTGAATATACGCCCTTGTTTCTATACGAGCTAAAAGTGCGGGGCATTGTTCCGGAATCCGTAAAACTTGCCACTGCACTCCTACCCACAGAGACAGAATATAATCACCAATGGGACGAACATGACCCCATGACCATTAAGTGGGATAGGCTAGATTCCTTCTCGCATAAGGGAATGCCAGATGACAAAAGCTACTACTCCTGCATTGTCCATCAGCTTTCCGTGTTTTCTGATGCGGCTAAGAAGGTTGAGGAGCTCTTGGAGAACCATGAGTATGTAGTTGTGACTGGAGACCACGGAAGCAGCCGTTTTGCGGCACTTGCGTTTCATCAGGAAAATGTCGTCCCAATTTCTGCTCCCAAAAAGTCAACGGTTCGTAGCTTTGGAAGATTTTGTGAGCTCGATGATAATGCTGGAGATGTCATTGCTTTGCCAAATACGGTCGTAGCTACCTCAAATGGCAAGCGCTATCTAGTTATGGATAACTACCAGCACTTCTCGGTGAGCGGCAATGCAGCTGGTGGAAACACGGATGAACATGATGTTGTTGGGGAAATCTACGGAGGAAATACAGCAGAAGAAAGACTCGTGTCTGTTATAGTAATCAAGAGGAAGCAGCCTCTTCCTCCTGTAACATGCAAGCCCAAAGGCGGCTTGTTTGTTACAAAGAAAAACGGGCATGTAGAAAAAGCTCTGCAATTCAGCCGCCCCATATCAACGCTGGAAATTTCTTATGATAACAAGGAAGCCACCTGTACGATGAATGCGGATGGGTCATGGCTTGTCATTTTGGACGGTGTTACTACTGATGACATTACCCTCTCGGTAATAGCTAACGGGCGGCTTCTTCCCAATGTAACTCTTAAGGTTAAGGCTCAAGGCATCAGTAAAAACGATGACCCGTTTGGTGGGATGGGCCTATGAGAAGAAAAATAGAATGCTGTGAGTGTGAAAAAGCACTTAAAAAAGATGAGGTTGCTTTGTGCAAAAAACTGCTTGGTACGGACACAGAAGATTATTACTGCATAGATTGCTTGGCAGAATACTTGGAGTGTACAAAAAATGACCTCGAAATAAAAATCCAGGAATTTAAGGAACAGGGATGTACACTATTCCTGTGATGGAAGGAGGAACCAATATGCTGGAAGATAAAGTACGCGACGTTTTTTCCGACATGGTGGTGCTGAAGAATCCAGAAAGGACAGAGTTCTTTTCCAATTTAAGCCTGCCTTCGTATATGCGTGACTGGCTAGTAATGAAGTTTTCGGATGACGATGGAATCATTGACTACGACAGCGTACTGAGATATATCCGCCAGTATATTCCGAGCCGCGAGGATTTTGAGCAATTTAAATTTGAAATGGTGAACGGAGAAACCGTCCGCTTTCTGGCAAGAATCCGTGTAAATGTCGATATTAAGACCGGGAAGACCTTGTTTGAGCTTCCTGATTTTGGCGGTTCACGTTCCGGCGCATCCGGGGAAGTGGCAAATGATGTTGTCTCCCGGTGGAAGGAAACACTCCTCAAAGAAAGTGAAAACTGGGGTATTGTTGAGCTGATTTGGGGAAAAGATTACTCCTCTCGTCAAGGAAAAGGTGTAATTAAACTCATCGAGTACAGTCCATTTTGTCCCTACACTGTAGACCTAGAATTTTATAAAGAGGCCAGACGAGCATTTACCATAGAAGAATGGATTGATGTGTTAATCTCCGCTGCTGACTATAATCCCGCTGGATACGATTCAGAACAGCAAAAACTGTATGTTCTTCGCCGACTTCTTCCTTTTGTTGAGAAGCGTCTAAACTTGATGGAGCTCGCTCCGAAAGGCACGGGAAAAAGCTATGTCTATCAAAAAATCAGTAAGCGTGGTTGGCTAATTTCTGGCGGAACAGTTTCAAGAGCTTCTCTTATTTATGATAACCAGAAAAAAACTGGTGGCTTACTGACTCGTTTTGACTTTGTCGGTTTTGATGAAATACAATCCATGACCTTTGATAAGCCTAGCCAGATTCAGACGGCACTGAAGGATTATATGGAATTCGGCGAGGTTCAAGGGTTTGATGCTCAGGTCGTTGCCGATGCTGGGGTAATTGTACTCGGCAACATCAACGCCAGCCGGTTCAATGTTAATGAAAACATGATGGAAGAGGTAAGTAGCGTCTTTAGTGAATCTGCCTCACTTGACCGATTCCATGGCTTTATTCCCGGCTGGAAGATTCCCAGAATGCATCAGGGACTTGTAGCAAATGGTTGGGCACTCAACACAGAATACTTTGCTGAGGTACTCCATCTTCTCCGCGACGATTTAACCTACACTACAATAGTAGATGAATGCTTGGCAGTTCCGGCAAAACCTGATAAGCGCGACCTCACGGCAATTAAGAGGCTTTGCACGGCATTCGTTAAGCTACTATATCCAAATGCTACATGCAAGGATGACATACCTGCTGACGAGTTCATTAAGTATTGCTTGGAACCTGCAAAAGAGATGCGAGGCGTTATTAAAAGACAGCTTTGCATTATAGACCCGAAAGAATTTAATGTTCCGGGGAAAAAAGATATTCCGGACATACAGTATAACTATCTGTAAGGTATTAATATGAGCAGATTGATTTACGCTGATAACGCAGCTACAACACAGATGGATATTGCTGCGTTCGAGGCAATGAAGCCTTTTCTTACAAATGAATACGGGAACGCTTCACAGCCCTATGCTTTTTCCCGAAAACCCAAAAAGGCGTTGCAGGATGCACGGGAAACGATAGCCTCCTGTATCGGTGCAGCGCCCGAAGAAGTATTCTTTACATCGGGTGGCACCGAGAGTGACAACTGGGCTATAAAAGGTTCTGCCTTATTGAATGCGCATAAACGTGCGACCGTCACATCCGCGTTTGAACATCATGCGGTGTTACAGCCCTGCCATGCACTTGAACGGAGCGGGTATCCCGTTGCGTATATGTGGCCTTCGCGGGAAGGCTATATCACGGCTGAGATTCTAAAGGAGTATATCACTAGTCAGACTTATCTTACTTCGGTGATGTTTGCAAACAATGAAATAGGAACAATTCAGCCGATTAAGGAGTTGTGTGCTGTAGCACATGAAAACGGTTCTCTTTTCCACACTGATGCTGTTCAGGCTGTTGGTCATATACCGGTAGATGTTCACGACCTTGGCGTCGATATGCTATCTGCATCTGCACATAAATTTAACGGCCCCAAGGGTGTTGGGTTTCTGTATATACGAAGCGGCCTTAAGGTAATGCCCTATTCTGACGGAGGTGCACAAGAATTCGGATTACGCGCAGGGACAGAAAACGTTGCTGGTATTGTTGGGATGGCAGTGGCTCTAAAAAACAACTGTGACGCTCTTGAAGACAATACGAGGTATGTAGCGAGGTTGGAATCCAGGCTTGTTAGTTTGCTTGAAAGTACGGACATCAAATATGTCCGGAACGGAGGAGCAAACAGACTTCCGGGCCTCCTGAGTCTATCGTTTCCAGGAGCTGATGGAGAGGCCATCTTACACCGGCTGGATTTGACAGGAATTTGTATTTCTACTGGCTCTGCATGTAATAGCAAAAACACAGAGGTTTCACACGTTTTACAGTCTATCCGACTTGATGACGACTATGCTAAGGGTACAGTCCGAATCTCTCTTGGAAAATCCAATACAGAGGAAGATGTTGAGGCGATATTGAAGGCTCTGATGAAAATCTTCCGCGCATAATTGTACTTTTTAATTATGCCCGAATCATTTAATTTTGGCATACTTTTTAATTATTCCCTGAGCCAGCCGCGCTGGAGCCCAGATGCCAGTGTCAGGGGCACCTCGGCTGTGCTCTGATGGGACAAATTGAACACCGACAAATACAGCGAAAACCGCAAGAAACGCCTTGTTTCCTGCGGTTTTCGCTATTTTTATACACTTTTCTGGCAACCGGGCTTGTATCAAAGATTACGTCTTTATAGAAATAATCATACCGAGTTTAATACAATTCCGGGGAATAATTAAAAAGTGTGCTTCTGCGGTGTAAAAACCGTTCTTGGGGTGTATAATGGATGCCTGGGTTTCCCGGTTGTTTTCTTAAATAGGAGGATTAGATGTTTACTACAGATTTGGATTTTCAAAAGGATTTAGCGGCTCACCATGTCTTCACATCGTGGCAATTCATTCAATACACACAGAAGAATATTCACATTGTGGAATACTGTGCAGATATACTTGGAAAAATCCTTGAAAAAATGTCACAGAAAACGGTTCGTTGGCAACAGGACTTGTTTTCAGATTTTGTTGAAGAAACTATGCCAGATGGTCGTAAAGCGAGAAAAGTAACAGTTACAACTGACAATTTGCCCGTCTATGAGTTGAGAGTTGCTGGAGAAAAGGTCGACCCTTGGTTTTTGTTTGATAAATTACTAAGGGATTTTTATCAGTATGCAATGAATAGTTTTGACTCCATTAGTCAAGTTGCAAACAGCGGCCTATTGGCAAACAGAGGGAAAAAAGTGGACTCAGTTGATTTCCAAAGGATGGCAACTTGTTTTGCCCAGCAGATATATACGAAGGCCTTTCCTAAAACATCAGCTTGGTTTTCTTCCATTTCGCAATCCTCAGAGTTTCAGTACATCGAAGCCATAAATAATCGCACAAAACATACTGCCGATATTTCAAACAAGTTATCTATGGGCATCCTAGGAAGTTCTAACACAGCAAAAATTGGTCCTTTTTTCAGAAAAGATGTACAGCATGAAAAACAAGAACTTTCAGATCAACTTTGTGCTACACTCGATTTTCTGCATACATCGTGGAATGATTTCCTAACTGTTTTTTGTGCCGAGTATGTTCTAAATGTATTTACCGAAAACAGAATGAATGAAATCGGTGGCGTATATCAACAGAAAATAAAAGATGAACCAGACCAAGACCACGCCTATGCATACCTTGAGGTCGTGACGAATTTTGCATCTATGCCAGATGAAATATATATTCTGCTGGTGCGGGAAAATGATGACGAGGTTCTTTCTCACAATTGTCCATTTGAACATATTTTGGTAAGAGATCATGACGAGAGAACCATATTGGGAAGATATACGGCAGATGGTGACGTGGGTGATGATTGTCTGCTATTCTACAGGAAATATATAAAAGATACGACTACCAGTGGGGTCGCTTGTCACTATCATGCAATCCAAGAGAGCAAACTCTTTTATCATAGCAATCCGTTTTTTACTGTAACAGTAGTGTCTGATGATAACCAGTTCATCGGAAGAAGCTCTTTGCCGCTCTAATCTCTTAACTAAAAACACCTCGCAGCCAGAGAATGATACTCTAGCTGCGAGGTGTTTACGCATCTACTTATGCCCTGATTTCCTGCCCATCCTTAAATGTAAACCGCACATCGTCCTTGTCGTAGACGGTTACGAAATCCACCAGTCCGCACCAGAGGGCAGAGTCAAATTTCTCCATCAGGTCAGCCTGCGCCAGCGTGTCCAGAAAGACTTCGATTGCCGCTCGTCTGGATTTCTTGTCGGCAATGGCGGCTTCAATTTCCTCCAGCCGTGCTTTTGCGGTGTCGAAGCGGACAATAAGACTGTCATAGCGTTTCTGGTATTCCGTCTGGTCGAGCGCCACATGAGCGTTTTCATAGATGCATTTTTCAATAAGGTCTGAGACTACCATGATCTCTTCCTGCAGTTCTGCGGTTTCGGCTTCCAGCGCGGAGATGTCGAAAGCAGCGTCCAGCGAAGCCCGGAGCGGCGCAATGATCGCGGCCTTTTTGCCAATCAGCTTGTTTGCCGCTGAGACAAATATCGCTTTGATCTCATCCTCCGTCAAGTGCGGCGTGGAGCATTTTTCCTCGCCGTCATACTTGTGATTGCACCGCCAGATCACCCGGCGGTATTTATCCGTAGAGTGCCAAACCTTAGATCCATACCATTCGCCGCATTGTCCGCATTTAATTTTGCCGGAAAAAAGGTGGACACCGCTATGCCTGCCGCTGCTGGTTTTCCTGCGCTCCAGTTCCTGCTGAACCAGTTCAAACACCTCCGGCTGGATGATGGCTTCGTGGTTGCCCTCCACATAGTACTGCGGGATCTCGCCCTCATTGACCTTTTTCTTTTTGGTGAGAAAATCCACCGTATAGCTCTTTTGCAGAAGCGCATCGCCTTTGTACTTCTCGTTGGTGAGAATGCTGCGAACCGCTCCCGCGTTCCACTTGTCCTTGCCGCCCGGCGATTTGATGCCATCGGCGGTCAGTCTGGCGGCAATGCCGTGTGGCGTCATCCCTTGCAGGAACATACTGTAGATGCGGCGGATGATGACCGCCTCGTCCTTGTTCAAAACCAGGTTGCCGTCAGGGCCACGGTCATAGCCCAGAAACCGTTTGAAGGGTACAGTGACTTTGCCATCTGCAAAGCGCTTCCTCTGGCCCCAGGTGCAGTTCTCGGAAATGCTGCGGCTTTCTTCCTGCGCAAGGCTCGACATGATGGTGATCAGAAGTTCACCTTTGCTGTCCAGTGTCCAGATGTTTTCCTTCTCGAAATAGATCTCCACGCCTTTTTCCTTGAGCTGACGCACTGTGGTCAGGCTGTCTACCGTGTTGCGGGCAAAACGACTGACCGACTTGGTGACGATAAGGTCTATTTTGCCCGCCAGCGCATCCGCCACCATGCGTTTGAAGCCCTCGCGGTGCTTGGTATTCGTACCTGTTATGCCCTCGTCCGTATACACGGAAACAAAATCCCAATCGTCCCGGCTTTTGATATAGTTGGTGCAATAGTCCACCTGGGCGCTGTAGCTGGTGAGCTGCTCCTCGCTGTCCGTGGAAACACGGGCGTAGGCGGCGGTGCGGCGCTTTTTCTTTTCATTAATCGGCGTTGCCGTGAATCGGCTGATCGTTGCCGGTATTGTCGTTACTTTTGCCACGTTTTTCCCTCCATCTCTGTATCATTACTTCTCGCATATGCTGTTTTCGCTCCTCTGTATGCCGGGGCATCTTCCGCTTGTTTTCCCATGCCGCTTCGAAGGTATGCCCGTCAAAGAAGCGGATGGAAAGCTGATATGGAGCCGTGATGTGAATGCAGACAATCTGCTCACGGAAAACCGTCTCACTAAATTCCTCCAGACCCATAGCGTCCGCACAGAGGTTTTTGAGTGCCTCTTCCTTGATGCTGGGGCTTTGGCATTTTCCGCCTGACGCACATCGCCATACGGAATCAAAGCTGCCGTCTTTGTGCCGTGAACGCTGCCTGCGGTAGTTCTCGCCGCAGCTGTCGCAGCGAATGCGGCTGGTAAAGCAGGAAGTGTTGGGGCCGAGCTGATGCTCCTGCACATACCGTCCCTTGGCGGCTCTGCGCTCATCTGTCCAGCAGTCCTTGCGCATGGTGGATTCCCAGTGGTGCGGAACGATGCGGCCATCCTTAAAATAGAAAATCATCTCATTCGGAGCAGGAATCTCAATGTGGTCGATCTGCTCTGAAAAGATGATTTCATCAAACGTATCCAGTCCCATGACCTCAGCGCAGGCATCTTTGAGCATCTGCTCCGGGATGTCCTTGTTTTGACAATGCGCATTCCCGGTCTTTCTTCGGGTACCGCAGACCCAGATGGTGTAGTTGGCATTAGGGTCTTTTCTCCCCTTGCGGTTAGACCGCTGATAGCTCTTTCCGCACCGGCCGCACTTGATTTTGCTGGTAAAGCAGGATGTGTTAATGCTCCAGTTTGCCAAGGCGCCAAGCTCACGGCGGCGCGCTTTCTCGGCTTGCACCGCCTGGTAGACCTCCATTGGAATGATGGCTTCGTGGGTGTTCTCCACGAAATACTGCGGCAGCTCCCCACGGTTGATCCTGCTTTTCTTGCTGATGGGGTCAACCACATATTCCTTCTGGAACAGAAGATTGCCCGTATAAGTGATGTTTCCGAGGATCTGCCGGATGGAGGTGTTGCCGAAATGCTGTCCTTTGTAGGATTTCACGCCCATCTCGGCAAGCTGCTTTTCTGTGGTCTCCGCCGACAAACCGTTCATGTAATTGTCGTAGATGAGCCGAACGATTTTTGCCTCCTCCTCATGGATGACCAGGTGATCGCCATCCCAGCGGTACCCATAGATTTGAAAGCGGCCGTTGGGGATACCTTTTTCAAATCGTTTCCGGGTACCCCATTTGACGTTGTCCGACAGGCTGCGTATTTCTTCCTGAGCAAAGGATGCTAAGAGGGTCAGCATCAACTCGCCGTCCTCGGTGAGGGAGTCGATGCGCTCCTTTTCAAACTGTACGGAAACGCCCAGCTCCTTGAGCCTGCGCACCGTATTCAGCAGGTCAACGGTGTTGCGCGCGAAACGGGAAATGCTCTTTGTCAGAACAATGTCGATTTTTCCGGCTTCGCAGTCGGCAATCATCCGATTGAACTCTTCGCGGGCTTCGGCTTTGGTGCCGGTTATTCCGTTGTCGGCATATACGCCCACATATTCCCAGGCGGGATTGCTCTGAATCAAGCTGCTGTAAAAGCTGACCTGTGCCGAAAGGGAGTGCTGCAGCCGCTCGGACTCCATTGAGACTCTTGCGTAGGCAGCGACCCTTTTGCGGCGCGGTATCTGCGGTGTTTTCGCTTCGATTTTATTTACAATCCGCATGAAATCACTCCTTTCCGACACTATATATCACTCTGAAAGCCGATTATATCAAGTCATTTTCCGATAATAATGTACCCAAAGACGGCGAAAACTCAGCCCTCAGATTTGTATCAATTACGGTATATTCCTCCTCGCTCAGAAGCCCCTTTTCACAGAGATTCTTTGCGATGGAGAGGGCGGCAAGGTAGCTCATTTCAGAGCGGAATTTGTCCTCACTCATCCCCGTCACCGCCTTTGTAGCGGTCTGCGATATAGCAGGCGTGAGAGCAGTATTTCCTTTTTGCGTTGCCGTAGGCAGTGAAGGGCTTTCCGCAGTGAGCGCAGGTGAAGTGGTATATGGCTCTGCGGTTGACCTTTTCCGGGTGCGCGTTCCACCAGGCGGTACGGCAGTTATCCGAGCAGAACTTGACTCGCTTTCTGCCGGGAGTCTGCGTAAGCAAAGCGCCGCACTGCAGGCAGAATCCGGCGTCCAGTTCAATGCGGCTGTTATCCGCAGCCTTCGTGCCGGTCAGCCCTATCTTACGGCAGAATGCGACAACGGTATCTTTCTTCAGTCCCACCGCCTTGGCAATGGTGGCATATCCATATCCCTGTGAGCGTAGGGCGGTAATCTGTTCTTTTTGCTGATTGGTCATTATGGTTCCTCCGTTCCGAGGGTTTCCCTCAATGACCCATCTGGACAGAAGGCCCCATTTTGGCCGAAAAAAATACGCCCACCGAACCGTCATGGCTCGATGGGCTTTGAATGAGTGTCCGCTATTCAATTCGTTCTACATAATCCAGAGAAATCCAGCCGGCGCCGGACTTCAGCCGTCCCCAGCCAGCAGAGGAACCTTGGCCGGACTTTACCTCAACAATGGTAAACACGCCTTTGCCGGTAAACTTCCCGGTTTTGGCATAGTCCGTCCCCGGCCCTTTGCGGATGTTCAGATCGGAGATGCTGACCTTGACGGTAAACGGCACATCCGGTGCCGCCTTCGTTGATGTGTTCGGTGTGTAGATGTTTACACCGTTATTATCGAACACGCTATATCCCGGATTGGCATCAGCGTACTTCTTGGCATTAGAGAGGATCTTGTATGCGCCTTTCTGCGATTTACTGTCAGACCATGCCTTACGGACACGGTAATAGCCCTCTGTCAGCTTTTCAGGATACTCAGTCTCGGTGCCCTCGGATGCCCCGCCGCCAAGCTGTGCTGTGACCTTTGCGGCAAGATCACCCATCCGGGCATACATCCAACTGCCCGGACAGGACTTGTTGGCAAACCAGCGATGGACAGTCAGCACCATCTCATCAGACTTCGGCTTATAAGAGAGCGTCTTGTCCTTATCACCCAGCCATAGGAGCTTGCTCTTGCCGTTGCGCTTGCAGACGTCTACGCAGAGTGTGGTCAGCTTCTGATAGACCACATCCTTAAACGCATACGGCTCTGTGGTATCGGACGCACACTCGATGGTGACCGCCCGCTGGTCATTGGCGTTGGAGGAGGAACACCAGGAGCGGTTTTTCTCCTCCACATACATTCCCACACGGCCGTCCGCGCCGATGCCATAGTTGCAGCTTGCCTGCCTGGATGTGGGCAGGAAAATGTTGCCCAGCGTCTCTACTGAGCATTGCCCCACCACGCAGTGGGGCGTAATGCGGTCGATGCTGTGTGTCCGCAGCCCAGAGTGGTTGGGGCTGAGTTTTGTGTAAGATACCAGTGAACTGTTTGTGTAAGTCATTATTCGTTACCGCCCTTTCCGGTTTCCGTTTTGTCATGAAGCTGTTCCAGAACGTCCTTCAGCTTTTGGGGAATGGGCAGGCCCAGATGCCCGGCGTTTTCCAAAAAGGAAACCCCTTCGTTGGACAGGTAGAAGAAGATCACCGCCGTGCGCAGAACGCCGCCCTGTCCCAGCACATACACGTCCACCAGATTGCCGATGCCCACCAGCACAAAGATGAGCACCTTCCGGCAGATGCCCTTGAAGCCCACTGCGCTGGACAGATTTTTGTCCGCAATAGCGCACATGACTCCGGTGATATAGTCCACCACTACAAAGGCAATCAGCGCGTAGAGGAACCCGTCCGCGCCGCCCAGAAACCAGCCGATAAAGCCGCCCAAAGCGGAAAAGGCAAGCTGGATGCCCGTCCAGATTTGCTTCATATTCATTCCTCCTCATGCTCAATAAAATCAGCGAAGGGCGCAAGGGCCGCCAGATCATTCACCGACAGCTTGGCATCCTCCGAGATGGAAATTTGCAGGCGGGAAAAATCCGGCTGTACTTCCATGGAAAGGAGCCGGGCGTATTCTTCGTCCGCCTGCGTCCGCTGTTCCGCCGGAATGAGAACAGCGCCGTCCTCCTGCGCCGTCCCATACTTTTCCACAATTTTCCGCCGTTCCTGTTCAAAAAAGTCCACTTCCTTTTGGAGAATATCCGCTGTCTTTTTCAGTTCATAGGCGGTTTTCAGCCGCAGATTGGCGGCGGCCAGCTTTCCAAGGGCCGGAACCGCCGATACGATTTCTTTCAAAAGCATAAAAATACCCCTTTCAGTTAATCAGCCCATAGCCTTTGAGGGCTGTAATCAGATTGTTGATCGCCGTATTGCAGGACGCGACAGTGCTCCCGCTTGCCCTGGAAACCGTCTTTCGGCTGACCGGAGTTGTCCCGAAAAAACCGACTTTTGCGCTGGTCGACGTCCCCAGCTTCGCGGAAGTGACCACGTTCAGATTGGTGATATAACTGTGATACCAGGGATAGCGGGATGTTCCAAGATAAAAGGGATAAGATGAGCTGGAGGAGCTTGGCCGGAACTCCCGGCTGCTGTTCATAACGGCGTAATAGCTGGATGTCCCAATATTGACATAGCTGCCGCAGATAAGTTTTACATACCCCGCCTTGACATTGACGGTGTACAGGGTGCTGGTTTCGTCCCCCACATTGATGGTGGTGCCGTAGATGGTCAGCTTCGTAGGATTAACAGAACTGGACAGCTGATCCTTACCAACTGCGACGGTGGGATTCCCGTAACTGCCTGTGCAGGTGATGATGGGATAAGTCCCGTATTTCACATTGTTGATCTGTAAGTTGGTGACGTTCACCTTGCTGGCGTCAATGGTGCCGGTGGTGATGTTGCCCGCGTTGATGACCGTCTGGCCGGAGGTTTTCAGGTTGGTAAAGGTCACGTAGCCGTCCAAATCAATGTTGTCCGCTACCAAGCTGATGGCCCGGTCGGTCAGGGTAAAGTTGGAGGCGGATGTGCCGGATTTTACAATCCAGTTGATTTTGCCGGCCGTTTGCAGGGCTTCGGAGGCGTTGCCTTCCGCGTCGCTGATGCGGGCAGAAAAGCCGCTCACCGTCTGCGAAAGTTCGAAAACCGCTCCTTCCGCGTTGGTGATGCGGGTGTCAAAACCGCCTACCGTCTGAGAAAGCTCGGAAACGCTTCCTTCCGCGTTGGAAATGCGGGTGTCAAAGCCGCCCACTGTCAGGGAAAGCTCCGCCACGGAATCTTCCGCGTTTTGAATCCGCAAATCAAAGCCGCTGACTGTTTGGGTCAGCTCGGACAAATCCCCTTCCACCGATTGGATGATGGACTCCATCCGCCCGTTGGCGGCCCGGAATTCCTGCCGGATTCCTTCCAGACGCTCCGTTTCCGCCGCCAGCAGGTTGGGCACATAATCGCCCACCTCTACACGGACGGTGTACCGGTCAAAGGGGTTATAGGTCAGCCCCACAATGCGGGTGTCCACCTGGATGGACAGCGGATGGTAGACGATCCGCACCTCATCGCCCACCGACAGATCCACCCGCTTGAACAGCTGCACCTCATAGGCCTGGGCGGCCTTCCGGGAATCAAAGGTGGCGGAAAGGGAGGTGACGTTTTTCCCATCCATCAGGAGTTTTCTTTCCGTGCCTCCCCGGTGGGTGCGGATATGGACGGAATACCCGTCAAATTCCAGCTCCCCGCCGCAGGCATCGGCAAACCGCATCAGGGCAGACCGCCGGTTCAAGGGGCTTTCGTCTGTAAAAGCACATTCCACCATAGTGGAGGGTTCCACAACCCCAGCGGTGAAGGGTGTATTTTGCAAAAGCTCCCGCAAGCCTTCCGCCGGATACCCTTCAAAGACAAAGGTGACGAGATTGTACTGCTCGTCATTTAAGATGTAGGAAATGTGCTCGCAGGAAACCGCGCTGATTTCCAGTCCGGCGGAAAAGCCGCGCTTCACCCGGACAATGCTGTAATACTGCCCGTCATATTTGGCAGTCATGCCGGGGAGGATGGGCGGTTCTCCCTTTTGCAGGGCGGTAAAGTCAAAGGTCAGCGTCCCATCCAGCTTGTCGCAGAGAGAAGCGGTGAGGACATGGGTAATGGTGCGGACAACCGCCCCGTCGCTCAGAATTTCAATCGCCATCAGAATCCTCCTTTAAGCCATGCCAAGGTTGCGGACATACACCGCATTCTGCGTCCACTGGATTTCCGCCAGAATCCGGGCCAGAACGGTTCCGTCTATGGTCAGCGGGATGGTAACGTTGAACGCCTGCCCATGGGAGGCGGGAGTGGGGGCGGAGAGGCCGCGGACGGAGGTGTTCACGTCAATATGGCTGGGAATGGCTGCGGCCATGTCTGCGGAGAGATTCCGCATAACGCCGTTCACATCATTTGCCAGCCGCCTCGCAGACTGGACGGCCCGTTTGCCGTTTGAGTCCAGAGAACCGGCAAGGCCTTCCACCAGCATTTGCCCCACCCAGCCCATTTCTTTGGAGGGGGAAGCAATCCCGAAGAAGTCGCAGATTCCGTCCCAGATGGAGGAAATCCAGCCGGACACTTTGTCCCACAGCCACCCGGCAAGGGACTGGATGCCCTGCCAAAGACCGCGCACCAAATTGGCCCCCACCTCCACAATGCGCGGGATGGACTGGGTAAAGGCCTGCACCAGAGAGGAAATGATCTGAGGAACGGCCTTTACCAGCTCCACAATAATGGCGGGCAGGTTTTGAATCAGGGAAACAAACAGCGTCATGCCGGTTTCCACAAACTGCGGGATCGACTGGGTGAAGGCTTCCAGAATGGCGGTGACAATTTGCGGGAGCGCCGTCACCAGATATTCGATAATTTCCGGCAGGGCCTGAATCAAAGCGGTCAGCAGGTCGAATCCCGCCTGGACAATGAGGGGCAGGCCTTCCAGAAGGGCGGTAATGATTCCTTCGATAATCTGGGGCAGAACGGCGACAATGGTTTCCAGAATTTCCGGCAGTGCGGCCACCAGAGAGGTCAGAAGCTGGATGCCGGTGTCGATGATCTGCGGAATGGCAGACATCAAAAATTCTACAATGCCGGTGATGACAGCGGGCAGGGCCGCAATCAAAACGGGAATTGCGTCCAAAATCCCCTGAGCCAGCCCGGTAATGAGCTGCAAGGCTGCGTCCAGGATAAGGGGCAGGTTGGCGATAAGAGTCTGGCAAATCTGGGTCACCATCTGCACAATGGTGGGAACCAGCTGGGGCAACGCAGATGCGATACCGGAAGCCAGAGTAGCCACCACCTGCATAGCGGCCTGCAAAAGCTGGGGCGCCAGCTCGGTCAGGCTGGTAATGAGCTGGAGAACAATGGACAGAGCGGCTGCGGCCAGCTGGGGCAGCGCGTTCACAATGCCCGTGACAAGGGTCGTGATGATATTCACTCCGGCTTCCAGCAGCACTGGCAGGCTGGCGAGGATCGCTTCGCCAATGACTGGGACAATGGTAGAGAGCTTTTCCATCAGCACACTCACCAGGCCGGAAATGCCCTCGGCAAAGGTCTCAGCGGCTCCCGCAGTGCCGTTCAGCACACCCTGCAGACCTTCACCCATGAGGGAAACGAAGGGAATCATGGCAGTCAGCAGATTTGCCGCCATGGTCTTCAGCGTGGTCATGATGGGTTCGGCAATGGCGCCCAGCTGGGCGTAGGCGTCTGTGAGAAGCGCCTGGGCGCGCTGGGCTTCCATCACATCCCCATTGAGGGTTTTGTAGCTTTCCGCCGCTTCCTGGTACAAGCCGTTGAGGGTATCGGTGATGAGTGCGGCCCGCTCCTGTTCGGAACTGCAGCCATCCAGCGCCGACTGGAAGGCCTCCTCATTGACACCGGCCCAGTTGAGGGCATCGGCTAAAACGCCCGTAAGCTGACCGGTTTTGGCGGTCTCATTGGCGGCTTCGGTCAAGCCCTCGATGGGAAGGCTGTCCCCGAAGGTGGCCCACACGCCGGCGGCGATGTCCGTCCACTGCGCCAGCTCCTCTTCGGTGGAACACAGCTTGGCGAGGTGGTTGACCGCCTCCACGCTGCGGTCCTCTTCGCCCAGGATGGCATAGAAGCCGGTGTAGGCTTCACCGGCCTGTTCCGCCGTAAAGCCGGCGGTGGTGAAGGCTGCGTCCAGCTTGGCCTGGTCCTCCCGGTATTCCCGTGTGGACTCCGCCAGGTCGAGGAAGCTCTTGGTCAGCCCGGCGAGGGCAGCTCCGGCGGTGGCAACAGCGGCACCCGTCGTGACCGCCAGACCTTTGAGGACGGAGCCGACCTTCTCCAGCTTGCCGGACGCCTTATCGGTCTTGTCGGCGGCATCGTCCAACTCATCGCCGAACTTGTCCGTCTGCTGGGCGGTGTCACCCATCTCATCCCCCATGGAGTCGATGGCCCTCTGGTTCTGATCCAGCTCCCGCTGCATATCATTCAGAGCCGCTTCGGCATTGTTCAGCTGAATCTGCCACTGCTGGGTGCGCCGGTCGTTCTCCCCAAAGGAAATAGATGCGTTCTCCAAAGCCTGACGCAGTGTCTCGATTTTCTTCTTCTGGGTATCGATCTCCTTGCCCAGCATCTGGTTCCGGGCGGTGAGGGCTTCCAAGGAGTTATCGTTTTTGTCAAACTGTGAGGAAACCAGCTTCATCTCGGAACCCAGCACCTTAAAGGACTGGTTGATGTCCGCCAGTGCCTTTTTGAATTCCTTTTCGCCCTCCAATCCGATTTTCAGGCCAAAGTTATCCGCCATCCGTGGTCACCTCCTTTAAATTCCATAGGGAATCACATCGTCAATGGTCAGCTCCCGTTTGGGTTTTGTCAGGCCGAGAAATTGCTTGTGGCACTCCCACAGATCCAGAAGAAGGCCGAAGGGCAGGAGCATGGTCTCCTCTGGGGAAAATCCCAGCTGGGCGGTACCGTAGTAGAAAAGCCGGGTAAACAGTTCGGCGTCTGTTACCCGACCTCCCCGTTTTTTGAGTCGGTCTCGCTCTCAATGTTGCGCTTGGCGCCCTTGTACATAGCTTCCATGATGGCTTCCTTATAGCTGGCCAGTTCAAAGGGAGAGGTCAGCAGCTCCACCGCATCCTGGGTCAGCGGCTCTTTCTTGTCCTCCGGGTGCCGGAGGTTGTGAATGAGCACGCTCTGGTTGGCCAGCAAGGTGATGAGCCAGATGATTTCATCGAGGGCTATTTCAAAGTTCTCGGATTTCATCAGCTTGTCGCCCAGGTTTTCCAAACCGCCGTACCGACCGGCGATTTCCTTAGTGGCGCGGGTGGTGAGCACCAGCTCGTACTCTTTGCCGCCGATGGTGATGGCAGCGCTTCGTTCCTGATCCATGCCTTAATTCCTCCTTACTCAGCCTTCTAAAGAGGTGTAATCCGGCTCGTACACTTCATCGTACCAGCCGGAGATGGTGGCAGGCTGTACGCCTGTGTCGTCCTCGGAGACTTCCGCCTTCCAGGGGTGCCTGCCCTGGCTGTCCACCTTGTTGCGGCGGGTCACGGTGCCCTCAATAGAAGGGGTAGAGAATTCGATGCTTTCGCCCTTGGTGGTCAGGTTGGTGGAAGGGATGCCGAACTTCACCCGGTAGAGCCAGAAGTAGCGGTATTTGCCGTTGGCTTTTTTCGCTCGGAACCCGACCGCCACCGGGGCGCCGCCGTCCTCGCTGGCAGAAACCAGCACCTTATTCCCGTCGAGGGTGGCGCCGGTCAGATCCTGGGCAACAGAAACGCCGATGTCATCCACGCCGAGGGTCAGGGTCCCGCTCTGAAACTCCTTCACGACCTCCGCCGCACCATCATCCGCGTACAGCGTAGCTTCTGCCAGTTCCAACGACAGCTCGGCGGTCATCGCTTTGGCGAGGGGGATCGGGGTTTCGTAGGTTTCATCCCCGTTCTCGCCCTCAGTGATTTTGGCATAGTACAGCTTATCCAGGCCAATCGTAGCCATATCTCATTCCTCCAATCTGTAGAGTTTCGCCACGTCAATGGCGTAGTGGTGGTAGCCGGTATCGTCCTCATGGCCGATGTACCGCCTGTCCGTAATCACAAAATCAGCGGCAAGGAGCGCATTTGAAAGCTGCCCCTTCCGCATCAGATAGTTCCCTTTGGAGAACAGGGAGAGCCGCGCCTCCTGGGCTTCATACCCCGGCAGGTTATCTGCGTGAAGTTCATAGGTATCCGCCAAAGGCGTGACCACCACATATTCCTCCGGCGGCTCCCCGGAGAACACGCCCGTCTCCAC